TTATAAATTTGCCATAGCCTTTTCAAAGAAATTGACGGCGTCTTTTTCCTTTTCTTTTGACAAGTGACTATAGATATCCATGGTCATGGCTAATGTTGAATGACCTAAACGGTGTTGCAATTCTTTATAACTAATACCAGCGTTTAATAATAAGCTAGCGTGTGTGTGCCTAAAGGCGTGAAATGTAAAACGTGGTAAACCAGCTTGTTTTAGGTGTTTTGTTAGTACTAACTGTAAGTTTGTGCGGTTAGGATAAATATTGAAACCATTTGAAAATACATATTTAGCCATTTTAGCACCATATCCATGTTCCATAAAACATTGATATTGACGTGCTTTATAAAGGCGTAGCATTAGAACGGTATTCTTATCAATTGAAATTTTTCTATTTCCTGCCTCAGATTTAGTACTGTTGGTTTCCATACGACTAAAAGCAACTGTTTTGTTAACGTCAATATAACCATTATCTAAGTCAATATCAGACCATTCAAGGGCTACAGCCTCCCCAATACGCAAACCAGTGGAAAGTAAAGTTAGATATAACGTTTTATGATAGTAGTTTTTAAAGGTGTTTGGGAGACTATCCAAGTAGTCCTTAAATTGTTTCAATTGGCTAGTCTCAAAAAATTTTAGTTCTTTCTTTTTGGAAATATTTTTCTTGTTTTTAGGTACGATAACATTATCTGCGGGATTTACATTGATTATTTGTAAATTAACAGCATATTTTAAAATACGCTTATTAATGGATAAAATTATCCTAAAAGAAACACGCCCCAATTTATCGCTACTTGCTAATTTATTAACAAATTCTTGAACCATTGGGAGCGTAATTCTTTCTACTTTCATATCGCCAAAAACAGGTAAAAGGTGCGTTCTTAGTTCGCTAACTGTTTGGCTATATGTTTGTGGTTTAACTTCCAACTTATGGTTTTTCAACCACAACTCACTTAGTTCACGGTAATTCTTAACAGTAACACTCTTATATCGGGTAAAACCATTTTCTTTAAATTCGTTTATTTTGAACTCACGTTTTTGTTTGAGTTCTTTTTTTGTAGGTGCTGAAACGGTTGTATAGACTTGTTTCCCAGTCATGCAATCAGTACCTAGATAGATTTGTTCACGGTACACAGTAGTACCGTTTTTCTTTGTGATTTTCTTAATATTTGCCATTTGTAACCTCTTCTCTTAACTACAGCAGGCAGGCTATAAAGGTTTTAGAGTTTGAGGTTTTAGAGCCATTCAAAACAACATGGCAGTAAAGTCTTCCTTTCATTATAAGGACTGTAAATAGGTTTTAGAAGCCATTCAAAACAACATGGCAGTAAAGTCTCAAATTTGAGCGGAAGTTTTAGAGCCGTTCAAAACAGCATGGCAGTAAATAAACATTATCCGCCCTAATCGTTATCGGTTGGAGTGTTAAAAAATTCCTCTTCTATTAATGCTTCACCATCTTGAAAATTAGTAGTTGTCATATGGAAAACATCTTCTAATTCTCTTAGTATTTGAATGTCGTTTTTTGTTAGAGCGTCATTTTCTTTTTTCCACAAACCATTTAATATGACTTCTGTAATTAGTTTATCCACATTATCTAATAGAATTTGAATTGCTTTTAAGTTACCACCTAGGTCAATATCTTTATGTTTTTTGATACCCTTTGCTTTAATTTCTTCTATCTTTTTTATATAGTGTTTAGTTTTTTTTATTTGTTCTCTTATTAGTTGCTTTTGTTGTTCATTGAAAGAGACTAGCTGCTTTGCAGAAACATAAATTGCACCATTTATATCATCATTAAATTTTACAGCCATTTCTAAGTTCTTATTGTCTGTAAGCCCTAAAAGATAAGCAGCGCTTACACCAAAAAAATCAGCTAACATTTTAGCTTGAGCAGGCTTTATTTCAAACTCTCCCTTTTCCCATCTAGAGATGGTTTTTACATTAACATCCATTAGTTCTGCTATTTGAGCTTGAGTATATTTCTTTTCTTTTCTAAGTTCTTTTAATCGGTTCATAGAGAGCCTCCATTTTTATATCTAAAGTATATCACAAAATCCAAAAAAGACAAAATGTCTAAAAAAATCCAGAAAATAATCATTTATCACTTTACAAAGGACAAAATGTCTGTTATTATAAAAATGCAATCGGACAAATTGTCTATTTTAGAAAGAAAGGAGCTTATATGCTAATTACAAAATCTATTTCCGAGAAAGTTAGAGCTAAAAGAGGGAAAGAGGATTTGACCAAGTGCCGAGTGGCTATTTTACTTGGAGTGAGCAGGACAACCCTTGCTAAAATCGAAAAAGGCAACTATGACGCCCCTAAGCGTATCTATGAAAGTGTTATGAATTGGCTTATCGAAGATTTATAAAAAACGGTAAAAAGTCCCGAATATTCAAAATTACAATATAAGGTATAAAGGAGGTATTTACATGGAAAAACTAGAACAATGGAACGGACATAGTATCCGTTTTGTAGAACACAACGGCGAATGGTGGGCAGTATTGGCTGATATTGCTAAAGCGTTAGACTTAAAACCTAAATATGTTAAAGAGCGTTTAGGTGATGAGGTCGTTTTAACCGACCACGTCTTAGATAGTTTAGGACGTAAGCAAGAAATGCTTATTGTAAATGAGTTTGGTATTTATGAGACTATCTTTTCTAGTCGCAAACCCGAGGCTAAAGCTTTCAAAGTATGGGTATTTGAAATCATCAAACAGTTACGCCAACAAACGGGTTTAGAGGGCTTTCAAGCCTTTAGAATGCTAGATAAGCAACACCAAAAGAACGCTATGACTTTACTTTCTAACGGTTTTCAAGAAGTAAACAAAGAGGCAAAACCTAAAGATATGATAAAAGCCAATACTATTGCTAACAAAGCTATCTCAAATAAATATGGTTATCCGAAAATGGTAAAAAAATCAGAGATGACCGAACCAATGCTAAGAGATAGAGAGCAAGTGTTAGATGAAACAGTTGAACTAATGCTTGTTAAAGAGCGTTATGGCTTAAATTTCAGCGTTGCCAATACTATCTACGGCAAAACATGCTAATGAAAGCAACAAAAAAGGCTTGAGGAACGAACTCAAACCAAAATGAAACTTGAAAAATATTAGATAAAACAAAACACTACAGCGGGCAGGCTATGAGGGTTTTAGGATTATCTTCTATGTTTATATTATAGCATAGAAACAGCGTTATATCAATGCTTAAGGCGTTTTTAGAAAGGCAACAAGGAAAAATAACTATGAAATTTAAAGGCGTAGAAAACAAAGCAAATACATTTAGTTTAGACCATTATACAGACGAACAAAAAGCGGTTTTTAAAAAACGAGATGAAACCAAAAAAAGAGCAGAGGAATTTTTTAAAGCAATGTACGACCAAACAACGGCTTGGACGATTGTTGCCAATGTAATGATTACACACCACAACATTTATACAGGTTTTGCAGAAACCTTTGAGCAGGCTTGGAACACCCTAGGTTATGAAATTACAACCGATATTGTTTACAGAGCAGTTAACAATTTACCAGCAAGAAGCAAGAAAGAAGAGGTTAAATCATGATATACCAAGAAATTAATTTACCAATCTGGGCGCAGTTGCTTATTATGGCTATTCTTATTCTAATTGGCATTGAATTGGCTAAAATCAAGCCAAGAGAGGACGTTAAGCAAGAGACTAAAGAAACACGCGCAGACCACGTCAAAGAGCGATACGGAGCTTACATTCAACTTAGAGGACGTTATTACAATTAAGGAGACATGACATGAAATTATATCACTATTCACAATTTACTAACCTAGCTAGCATTAAAGAAAATGGCTTACATGTTGGTGCTGATAATGTTGTTTATCTTGCTGAAAGTCCTATGTTAGCAAGAGCATTTGCCTATAATTACGGTTTAAAGGATTATGCATTATTTGAGGTGTCTGTAACATTAGATGACATTGAAAAGAGTACAGACCACAACGAGGACTATTTTAAGAAGCTGACAGGGGAGTTAAGCGCTGAATGTTATTCATGTAAGCATAATATACCAGCCGATAGAGTAACTTTTTTAGGTTGCTATTCATTTTCAGATTAGGAGACAGACCATGACAGATAAAGAATTAAATAAAATAGCTGACCTTATCAATGAACATGTAACGTTTGCCGAATTAGAAGATTTCAAACACTTGGAAGAGCGAGTGGATAGAATAGTATGGGGTTAAAAATCAGATTGCTAAGCTAGATAAAGGAGAAATATTGTTATGACAGATATCGTTATCCATATTCAAGGCACTAAAACAAAGTTAGTGGTAGCGCGTGACCGTTTGAATTGGGTTACCCGACAAATTCGAAAAATGGAGGTATGACCGCATGGAAATCAATCTATTAAGCAATGAAACGGAGCAAGCTTTAGTGGGTGGTATCCTAACAAAAATAGGCGCTTATCTAGAGCGATACGAGGGATTAGAGAACCCATTAGGCATTATCTCCCAAAGAGAGGCAACCGAACGCCTAGAGGTATCTTATCCTACTTTGAGACGTTGGGAGGCTAGAGGGCTTAAACGTTACACACCTCCTATTGCTGATACTAAGACCGTTTATTATAAAGTCACTGACCTATTGGCATTTTTGGGGGTAGAGGAATAGAATGTATAGGCTTATCGATTTGAAAATAAATAGGAAAGTGCTCCCACTGTTTAACTTTCTAAAAAATAATCCCACACGGACTATAGGGAAAGACAACCATGTTATTATGACGTATTTTGAACCGCCTAATCATGCATTCTTTCCATTTAGCTATAAAGGTATCACGGTAAGCATTCAAGAGTGTGATAGCCTAGATAACTATTTAATAGACGGTTGGCAGATAGTAAGAGATTATAAAATAGCTAGTGTAAAAGATAAATTGCTTAATGTGCTTTCTGAATTGGAATTAGAATATCTAAACCGAGCAAGAACGGGGAGCACTTTAACGATTAACGGTATTGTTTACAATTGGATTGCTTACGGATTATCTAATACAGATGACGTCATAAGCTTTGTGAAAGTATTTTATTTGAATGGTTATTCTTACGAGCAGATAATACAGCTATACACCAATTTAACTAAAAGTACTAAATTGAATGTTATTTTTTTGAATACATTAAATAAATTTTTTAAGGAGGAAATGAATGAGCGAATTTATGGAACAGCTTAACGAAGTTGTACCAGACAACAGCAATAAAAACAAAGTTACAAGCCTTAACAAAGGTAAACTAAGAAAGAACAATGACGGGACTGTTAGCAAAAGTCGCAACAACTTAATTTTAATGTTCCGTGGGGCTGACCCAAAACTAGATAAGTTATTCAAATACAATGAGGCAACTAAGAATATAGAGGTAACTAGAGACCAAGAGTTAACCGAATATATCACCCTTAAAAAGGGGGTGCTTTCAGATAGTGTTATCAATCAGTTATGGGCTTATATATCCGAAGAATACGGACTAGAGTATAAAGAAAATGATATAGGTATTGTCATTCGTATTATTGCTTTGAGCCAAAGTTATAACCCTATCAAAATCATGTTGCAAAAAGCTAAAGCAACAAGTAAGGACGTAGACCCATTTAAGGTTATTCAAAAGTATATCAATATTGAGGATAACCAATACAACAGAATTGTTCTAGATTTGTTCTTTAGGGGAGCAATTGCAAGAGTTTATCATGCAGGGGTACAATTTGACTATTGTCTTGATTTTGTCGGGAAACAAGGAACGGGAAAAAGTACCTTTTTACGTGAGGTGTTCAAAGGTTTTTACACCGAGGTAGAAACCTTTACCGAAAAAGATGACCTTTTAAAAATGGCAGGTTCATGGCTAGTCAATGATGACGAAATGGTAGCAAGCAACAGCAAGAAAGCAAGTTTTGACATTATAAAACGTGTTATCACCGCTAGAGAGATTAGAATACGTAGACCATACGGGAAGAATACCGAAACAATCCCAGTAGATTATGTTTTTAGTCGGACTACCAATAACAAAGGTCACCTTAAGGACGCCACGGGTGACAGACGTTTTTTAGTTATTGACGTGTTGCCACGGAAAGAGGGACAGCCTAATAAAATATCCAACCAAGATTTAATGGATATTTGGGGTAACTATTTCAAGTCATACGAAAAGAATAAAAAACTTTACTATGACGAAAATAGCGAAGAGGGTAAACTTATTGCCCAAAACCGTGAGAAACACAAATACCGAGATGACGTTATCGAGCGTTTTGAGTGGTATTTGGCTACTAAAATCCCCGAAGATTTTTACAGTCCGAAATATCAAGACTACATAAGGAAACAATATTACACGGATATGGAAAACTATGGCGTAGGATATAGGAATGAGACAGACCGTGAAAATGGTGTTGAATGGGTCGGAACTGTTGAACGTGACCGCCTAACCGTCAAGGACGTTATGAAAGAAATATTTAAAGATGATGATATCGAACAACCGAAGACAATTAGGAATAAAATCAAGCTTCATCTTGATAATTCAGACCAATGGTATAGAAGTAAGTCGGTTAAGTTTAGTATGTTTGGTAGCCCCCGAGATACCAGTGGTTATCTTAAGCAAAAAAATACCCCGAAATAGCACTTTTTACCGCTTTACCCCTAAAAGTACCCCCGTGAAAACCCTTGGTATGTAAGGTTTTATAAGCAGTCAGAGGTAAAAGGGTAATATTTTTAATAATAAATAATAATATATATATTAATAGGGTATATAGGGCTATAGAAATTACTTAGTTTTCTTTTCTGATTTTTTTCTTTTTTACCGCTAAGACTAACTAAACCCTTGATAATATTGGATTTATCTCGGGGGAAAGAATGCGGTCGGGGGGTAAAAAATACCCCTTGATAGCAAGTGAACAACAAAGGATAAAACACAAATAAAATGAAAATAGACTCAATTGCACGCGAAGTGAAACAGATTAAAGACGAATATACTCTTTCTGGAGAGGTTGCTTTGGAGATTTACAAAATGGGGGGCAAGGAATCGATTGTGGCAAAAATCAAAGAGCTTCAAGTCGATTATGGCTTTTCTGAACCAGTGGCTTTGGAAATTTACAAATTATCTTTGAGAAAAGGAGAATAGATATGAAAATTAAATTATTTAAACGTGAGTTAGTTGCTGACGGATATTTCAGTAATGGCATAACGAAAACTAGACAAGAAACTAATGAGGAACTAGAAACCAGAGTCAACGAGTTCATGGCTGATAAGAAAGTAAGCAGTGTACAAGCTTACGGAGATAATATCATGGTTATGTATGAGGAGGTAGAATAACATGACTGAACAAGAATATATTAGTTATTGTGAGAAAGAAGTAACACGCCTTGAGGCTAGACGTTATCAGTTTATGGGTATGGAATGGGAAGATTTAAACAAGGCAGATCATACAAAACTGTTAGAGATTGGTAATAAGGTAATGAATGAGGATAGCACAGTTAACTTATATATGTTACACAGAAATACGGATACACGTCTTAAAATGTGGAAAATGGTAGCAAGAACAGCATTACACTATGATAAGAAGTTCCCAACAGATGACAGACTACAGTTGTTCACTGACACCCTAGAAGAGCACTTTAACAACATGGTTAACAAAGAGCTAGAACATGCAGACATGAATAGAGTTAGTCAGTTGGTTAGCGAATTTGAACATGAGTTATCAAGTGATGAACTTGAGAGACTTAAGACTGATATTGTATTAGTTGGATTGGTTTAAACTAACTAAATGGAGATTGTCAATGCTATATTATTATTGGAGGAAACAAGGACAATGCTTTAGGTGTTGTCCTTTTGTTGTTCATGATATAATGTTAGTAAGCAAGTTAACACAGACAACAAACACAAGAGCTTTACTGTATTGGTAAGGTTCTTTTGTTTGGATACAGTAGGAAACAGTCATCAATCATCACAGAGCAAGCAGAGAGCGACAGAGTGAGCATGTATCAGCAATCACACTGAACACCGAACGAAGTCCGAGAAACAGCCACGGAGAGGGATAAAAATGGGTGTATAATCGTTCGAAAATACCCCTTAAATTTTTATCGGGGTATCGTATTGTTCGGATATAACAACGCCGCCCTTTTTTGCGCGTGATTTTCCCTTTTTGAATTTTTTAGAACGTCCTAGAACCCGCCTAAAAGCCCGTGTATGGCAGTAAAGGTATTTCATATGTAATTACATTCAAGCTTATTAAAAATGACCCCCGCCCCCTATTTTGGGACAAGGAGAGCCACCACAAGGTGTTCTCTTACACCGCAGACCAATTTTTCAGAATTTAAAGGGGTGTCATGTAACCTTGAAAAGTCTTATTTTGATTATATTTTGTTTACCAGTTAACTTTCTATCTGTTCCGCTTTTAGATTGCTACTGATATTGCTTTTTGGTATACTTGAGACGTGGGTGTTTCTCCATTTTCCAATTATTCTTGACGGCATTATTGAGGCTGACGAAACTTTTTTCGCCATCTCGTACAAGGGCAATCATAGCAAGAGTAAGACATTTGCTATGCCACGCAAGGCTCATAAGCGTGGTCATTCTACACATATCAGAGGCTTGTCCCAAGAAAAGGTATGTGTTCCTTGTGCGGTTAATAGGAATGGCTTGTCTATCTCCAAGATTACGAATACTGGTAGAGTTTCTACAAGAGATTTACATCATATTTATGATGGTAGGATTAAGACCAATTCCACTCTTGTTACGGACAAGATGAACTCCTATGTGAGATTTACAAATGCCAATGGCATTGACCTTGTGCAGTTAAAGACTGGCAAAGCCAAGAAAGGCATTTATAATATCCAACATATCAATAGCTACCATAGCCAGCTAAAGAGGTTTATGCGTGGCTTTAACGGTGTTTCTACCAAGTATCTGAACAACTATCTTGTGTGGAATAACCTTGTAAATTACGCCAAAGAAAGCGACATGGAGAAAAGGAACATCTTCTTAACTTTTGTTTTGGCAACATTGAAAACTGCTAAATGCAGAGATTTATCAAACAGACCAGCAGTTCCTCTGGTCGCCTAATTAGAATTTGTGGAGATGATAAGATGGTCAATATAACAGATGTAAAACAGATTCTTCAATTTGCAATAGATGCGGAGATTAAAGTCTTTCTTGATGGTGGCTGGGGTGTAGATGCTCTTCTTGGATATCAGTCAAGAGCCCATAATGATATTGACATTTTTGTAGAAAAGAACGATTATCAGAACTTTATAGAAATAATGAAAGCTAATGGCTTTTATGAGATTAAGATGGAATATACAACATTGAACCATACTGTATGGGAAGATTTGAAAAACAGAATTATTGATTTGCATTGTTTTGAATATACGGACGAAGGTGAAATTCTTTATGATGGGGATTGTTTTCCGGTAGAAACTTTTTCGGGTAAAGGAAGAATTGAGGAAATAGAGGTTTCCTGTATTGAACCATATAGTCAAGTAATGTTCCATCTGGGATACGAGTTTGATGAAAATGATGCACATGATGTGAAGTTATTGTGTGAGACATTTCATATCGAAATTCCAAATGAGTATAGATAACTGCAAATAACAGTTTGTAGGGGAGTTCTGATACTCCCCTATAAAAATGGCTATTTATCAACTGTTTGTTGTGACATAGCCAAATAAAAAAGCCTGCTCGGGCAAGCAGGACAACACACATAAAAAACTTATTCATATTATACCACAATCGCTTACAGTGCTACAATAAGAACATGGATATCAAAGACAAACTTAAGAACTTACATTCTATAAATATGCTGATTGAGAGCCTTGAGAGACTTTTAGAATGTGATAGAGAAGAATTTAAGAACTTTCCTAGACTGTTAGAAGAGTTAGGACATAATGAGGTATTGCAACAAATAGCAGAGCTTAAGCAAGACCAAAAAAACACTATGGCTTTAATTAATAGCCTAGATAATGAGTTACAGCATAAAGTGCTTATAGAACGCTACTACAATGGCTATAATTGGGATAAGGTAGCCGATAATTTGGGATATTCTAGAGTGTATTTATACAAAGTACATAAAAAAGCCCTTGAACAGTTACCCCCTATGGTTTAAGCGTGTTTCTTTGGCAATAAAGGTTAGTTCATGCTACAATGTAGTCAACAACAAGAAGAATGTTTAGAATAGCATTCTAGGCATAAGAAAAGCACCCTATCCGACAAGATTAAGGGTGTTTTTTATCTAAATAAAAACCGTGGAATAAACCACGGAAGAAAATCACAAAGTATTCTATCTAAGTACACTAATATTATAACATCACCCATTATGTTAGTCATACACACGAGCGTGGTTATTGAAATGATTAATATAAGGCGCTGAATGTAGTAAAAATTAGTATTTTTTAACTGCTATTGAAATATAATGTCAAGAGTTTTCTTGAAGTTTTTTAGAAAAATCCGTTAAAATACTAGCAACTTCGAACGTTAAATTTTCCATTTTTATTTTTCCGTTTTTTAATCTTGAAATTTTAGATTGCGGTACATTCGTTTCTTTTGAAATCATGTACTGTGTTGCGTTTTCTAAAAGCCATTCAATGTCTTTACTATTTGCTTTCATGTCAATGTCCTCCTCTCTGCTTTCTATTGTTTATATTTATACTTACAGTTCTTAACCCAATAGTTGTAATTACTTTGCAATCCGTTAGTAGTGTGTCCACTTGGTGCTTGCTGGCGAAGCCATCTACAGAAAGCTTCAGCGTTTTGTTTAGCACTGTCACAATTGAGCTCACTTAAATCACTATCATTATTTTCACCATGTACGATAACCATATCATCATATACTTCCTTTTCACGAGAAGCTCCGCATTGTATAACCATAATTTGATTAGTTCTTTGCATTGGTGTCATGATGTAAAATCCATAGCGTGAGACTGGTTCAGCATTGTCACCTATGCAATTGTAAGGACCTGGTCCGTTATTAATGTATAGTCCTTCATAACTATTATCTTCAGTACTAGCCGTTTCTGTACCATAAGCATCCATTTCTGGTAATGATGACTCTTCTGTAGTTTCTTCAGTGGTAGTTTCTTCAGTACTAGATGATGAAACACTTGATTTAAATGTTTTACCTTCGTAGTGAGCTGGTTGATTGCTTGTGTAAATGCACATTCCACCAATGGTTACAGCTGATGTAATGAGTGCCGTTGTTGTAATTGTTTTCCATTTTTTCATTTTAAATACCTTTATGTGCTTTTTATCTTTATTTATTTTACATACTTATTGTATGCATTATTGCATATATCGTCAACACTTTTTATAAATTTTTTTGATATCTTTTTAAATTTTACTGCGCACTACTGCGTTTTTCTGCGCATAAAAAAATACCCAGCTAAAAGCTGGGCGTAAACTCATTATGAGCCAAGAGTCAAGTCTTGTTTCATAATTTTATTATAACAAAAAAAGCCCCTAGCCGTTAAGACTAGGGGTGTTTTTTATCTAAATAAAAACCGTGGAATAAACCACGGAAGAAAATCACAATATATCTATCTAAGTACACTAATATTATAACATAACCCATTATGTTAGTCATACACACGAGCGTGGTTATTGAAATGATTAATATAAGGCGCTGAATGTAGTAAAAATTTGTACTTTTTCTGTTTTTGGGAGAAAGTATTCATGGGTGTACTTTCAGGTACGCCCGTTCTTTTGCTCAAATTTGAGCGGAAGAGAAATCTATGATAGTAGAAAAATGCACTAAAAACCTTGACAAAAATAATATAAAGTGATTGATTGTGTATTCCAATTGTTGTATCATATTATATATTGCTTAAAAATATATAGCACGGATATGCTCCTTGAGTTTTTTGTAAAAAATAGTGGAGAGAGTTATGACTATAAATACTTCTAATAGCAGATTGAATAAAATCGCTTGGTTAAATAAACAAAAAGCAGTTGATAATTTTTCAAAACTGCAGTTACAAAAATTTTTGTTTTTTTACGAGATGTTTCAGTATGCTGATGAGAAAGAATATGATTTCTATTCGTTAAAGGCTTATAAAAATGGCCCGGTTTTTTCTAATTTTTATGGAGATACTGTTTACCGAGAAGATGAAGTAAAAAATTATATAAGTAGTGTGGAAGATGTTATTGATATTGATGAAGAAAATGCTAGAGTTAGTAAATTTCTTATTGAAACAATGACGGATTCTGAACTTTCAAAATTAACACATGAGTTTAATATGTGGAAGGTTCACCAAAAACAGATAGCTCAAAACATAAAACAAATACCAATGAATGAAGAAGATATCACTGAAGAAGATAAAGAGATACTTAGTTTTATTAAAATCTCAGAGCCTGATTATGATTATCAAATATTAAAATTAGGAGAAAAAAGATTTGTTTTTTCAAAAGATGATTTTAATCAATTGAGTGATGGACATTTGGAGTTGTTAGATTCTTTAAGTAATAGTGAAGAACTAATAAATCCAGTTTATGTTGAACTTGATTCAGATGGGAGATTATTAATTGATTAGCGAAAGAGATGTTATTAAGGTATTCATGCCATTTCCTAACGAAGATTCTGGTTTAGCAGTTATAAAACATTACTATATTTGTGATAAAAATGAATCAAATAATAAAATTTTATTTAAATGTCAAACCAAAAAGGCTAATATGATTACAAGAGATGGTGGAATCAAGAAATTTATGAACAATTATTATATAATCCGCCCTTCTTCATTTGTTCCGTTTAAACGAGAAACAGCTGTAGACAAACAAAAGGTCTTTAAACTACAAGATACAACAGTACCGAAGAGCTATTTGAGCCCTGAAAAGCCTAGTGAAATACCTATTTCTACATATAATGCCATTGTAACTGAAATAAGGAATAGAGGTTTTAGATATGTGGAAATCGACAAACCTAAGTTTGTTTCACTTAATCCAGATTGTATATAAAAGCACCTGTTAAGGTGCTTTTTCTTGCCTTCTGAACTCATAAAATTTGTTACCCTTTATGTTTCACCTACTTATTTCAAATAAATGATTTTAGAGGGAGATAGAGAGAAGATGTATTCAAAATATAGTAACATTCTATAGTGCTATATAATAGAAATAGAATCTTAAAAAGATGATTAAAAGGAACAAACATGATTGAAGTATTATCGAAACAAGAAATTTTAAGCTTACTAACTACAAACTCACGTTATCAGATTTCCAAAGCAACAGGAATATCTGAACAGACGTTATCAAATTACGCAAATGGCGTTACAGATGTCGGGCGTATGTCATATAACAATGCTATAAAGCTTACACAATACGCTAAGGAAAATAATTTATAAAAAGCTTTGTAAGAATTATTAAAATGCAGTCAAAAGACTGCAATTTTTTCGAATAATAAAGTAGGAGGAAAACTCATGCTATATTATGATGAATTTAAAGAGGCAATAGACCGAGGTTATATAAAAGGTGATGCTGTTCAAATTGTGAGAAAGAATGGGATAGTATTTGATTATGTTCTCCCTAATGAGCCTATAAAACCTTACGAGGTGGTTACTACTGAAAAGGTAGCAGACGTTTTGGAAGAGCTAAAAGAATGGTAA